GGTGTAGCAACAGTTAAAGAGCAAATGAAATATTCAGGCGAACGGCAGTTGTTGGGAATTGCAACGATGCATAAATCAAACATGGTTCCCGTCTTCGCAGATCAAAAAGAGCAGGCAAAGGAAATTGCCAGCATGCGCCGCTAATCAAAGGAAATACAATGAAAACTTTTATTACAGCATTTTTTATGCTACTGGGAATCGTTACCTCTGCAACCGCGACACAAGCAAAAGGATTGTTTACAGCAGATGACAAACCTGAAATGTGGTGCCTGGCACTAAACATCTATTATGAAGCACGTTCGAGCAATCGAGCAGATCGCATGGCAGTTGCAGATGTAGTATTGAATCGTGTTAATCATACATATTATCCCAATACAGTGTGTGATGTAGTACAACAAGGCAAACAGTATGCAGACGGGCGTATGGTGCGCAATCGTTGTCAGTTCAGTTGGTACTGCGATGGTAAGAGTGATTGGCCTACTAATATGGATGCTTGGGTAGAAGCACAACAGATTGCATACAATATGCTAGTACACAGTGATGCTCGAGGCATTACAGAAGGTGCAACACACTACCATGCAACATACGTAAGTCCTCAATGGGCAAGAGACTTTGCACTAGTCGGACGCATCGGAGAACACATTTTCTACCGTTGGGAATAATAGTAACGCTTAACTCACCAGCCAAAACAGGTTAAATAGTATATGATATTTGGAATACTTACATTAATCACAGCATTGTGTATCAGTGCTGTAGCAATATACTACTCTGTCGCGGGGTTGGTTGCAATCTTCGCGGCAGCAGCCGTACCCATTATGATTATGGGCAGCACATTAGAAATAGCAAAACTTGTAACCGCAGTGTGGTTACATAAGTACTGGGACCGGGCTACTTGGTGGTTGAAGAGTTATCTCTCCATTGCAGTTGTTGTACTCATGTTTATTACAAGCATGGGTATCTTTGGCTTCCTATCAAAAGCACACATTGAACAAACAAGTGCTAGCGAAGAAAGTATTGCTAGAGTAGAAAGCATTACAAGTGAAATTGATAGACAGAACGCTATTGTTACTCGTGCTAACACACGTATTGGACAACTAGAGAATAGCGAAACTGGTGCAGACGCAACTATACAAGCACAGATTGACAAAGAGCAAGGACGTATAGACTTAGCATTTGAACGTATACAGCCTGCTATTGCACAACAGAATCAAACTATTGCGGATGCAAGAGCAACTGATACTAACCGCACTAAGCCATACGAAGATCAACTTACTAGTATACAAGCAGAAGTACTACGCTTGGAACAAAGCGCAAGAGAGTATGAATCTAAAATAAGCACACTTGAAGCAGACACTAGTGCTGTACAGCCGTTGTTGGATAGTATCGATGATCTAGAAGCAGAGATCATTCGTGTTACTAATCAACTACAAAGCAGTGAGAAAGATCAGATCCGTGCAGGACAAGCGATCATTGGCGTAAGCAGTGACGGCGCCTTCGGCGGCAACACACGTAGAGCACTAGTGGCATGGGTAGAAGCTCAACGAGCCCGTATAACACAGGTTCAACTTGATGTGTCACAACTACGCCAAGACAGCACATCACAAGTAGATGCAGAACGCACACGTCTTGCAAGTGTGGTTAAAGACATTCGCACAGTACAAATACCTGCACTCAAAGAGCGTGAACTTACAATGCTTGCGAAGATTGACGAAGTACGTCAAACAGAATCTCCTGTAATTACTACAGCAAGAGATGAAATACAAAGACTACGTGCAAGTGCAGAAGCACAGGTAGCACAGAGTCAAACACTAATTCAAAGACTACGCAGTCAACTAGGCGATGCAACTAACGCACAAGAATTAGAAGCAGACATTGACGCACAACAAGATCGCATCAAACTTGCTAACACAGAAATTGACACACTCACAGAAGAAAAAATAGCACTAGAAGCAGAGTACCGCAAACTAGAAGCAGAAGTAGGACCTATCAAATACATTGCTGAATTCGTATATGGCGAATCGGCAGACAGTAACATGCTCGAAGAAGCTGTACGTTGGGTAATAATTATCATTATCTTTGTGTTTGATCCACTTGCCGTCCTACTGTTAATAGCCGCACAATATACCTTTGAGTTCCGTAAGAAAGAACTTGAAGATGACAACGGTGAGCGTCTTCGGCTCGAGAGAGAAGAATTCGAGCGAGCAAGAGCACAACGTATAGTTGACAATCCTAGATTTACACTTGATGATCCTGTACCTCCAGGTGTCCAAGAACCAACTGACAGTGTTCCTGTTGAAGAAGAGAAAGAACAAGTAGAAGATGAAACAACTAATAGACTTGATGTTGAACAACCAAATAGGACAGAAGAAGGAACTGAAGAAGGAGGAACCGGAGGAGATACCAGCGGCACCGCCCTGCTTGAACCCGACGAAGCCGGGGATGACAGAGAAACAGTTGAAGAAGATGTTGGGGAACAATCCGTTGGAGCCGACGAAGACAGACGAAGCGAACCCGCCAGAGTGGAACCAGTCCTCGGAGACCTAGGCGATATACCTGATACAAAGAACAGAATGTTCTATCCAGAAGAACTAGAAGAACCTAAAAAAAAAGTAGTTTCAGAGTTACCGGAAGAATCAAACCCAAACAGTAGATACTATGCGGATAGAGAACAGGACGATGCTTGGGTAACAGACCGTGCTATATGGGAATCAAATAATCCAGATGCAGATAGAGACGCTTGGAAAAATGCTTTCGAAAAAGGTGAGATAGACTCACTTCCGTGGGAAACACCTACAGAACCTGATAACTACAATGTACAAGAAGGTTATCAGCAAAATGCAGAACAAAGCGAAAATACACTTTTTAACAAACTATCTAACAAATAGGTTTTAATTGAAAAAAATAAACATAGTCACAGCACCGGATATGTTATTCAACGACAGTCTTCAACTGTTATTGTTATATCCTAGTAAGCAACTACAAGACGAACTCCAAGATACATTTTTAGCTAACACAGAAGTAGATGTTAATTTATATCTCTACGACAAGCCTGTCTATGACAAAGATGAAGTTAGTTGGCTATTAAGTGTATTCAAACAATGTGATGTAGCAATAGTTGATGTAGATAATGCATCACCTTGGGGCAGAGACCTTTCAAGCTATATGATATCTAAAAACAAAACATATTGGTTGACAAACAGCCAAGATTCAGTGTATAATAGTTTAAGTAATAACAAAGTTTATAACTTAGATTTTTTGTCCAATATAGGAGACAACTTTGAGACATAGTAAAAGTAATACAGATAACAACAAACGTGGGTTGAGCGTAGAAGTACGTAATGGTGATGTTGCATTTGCACTTCGTAAATTTAAGAAGAAGATTGCAGAAGACGGTCTTCTACAAGAACTTCGAGCCCGTGAGTTTTATGAAAAGCCAAGCGAAAAACGTGCTAAGGCTAAAAAAGCAGGCATTGCTCGATGGAAGAAGAAATTATCAACAATGAACGATTTGCCATCAATGGGTAATAAAAGTAAAAAATATTAAAAAGGTAGTATAAAATGCGCATCGATCAAGATGTAAAGTTAGACTATAAGGACGTACTTATTCGTCCTAAGCGTAGTACTCTAAGCAGTCGTAGACAAGTGCAATTAGAGCGCAGGTTTACATTTCGTAACTTTGAGCCAGACTTTCCAGACAACATCGAAGACCATCATTATCGTGGTGTGCCTATTATGGCAAGTAACATGGACGGTGTTGGCACATTTGAAATGGCTGATAAACTAGCCGAAGGCGGCATCTTTACTTGCCTAGTTAAAACGTATTCGGTAGAAGCACTTGTAGAATACTTTAACAGCAACATACCAGAGCGTACAAACAATGTTGCTATGAGTATTGGCACAAGTGATGCGGACTTCCATAAGTTGGTTGATGTACAAGCAGAAGTATGTGATCAATTAAAATATGTATGCATGGACATTGCAAATGGTTATAGCAATCACTTTGCCCAACACGTTAGGAAAGTGCGTAAAGCATTTCCAAATATTGTAATCATCGCCGGAAATGTAGTAACAGGCGAAATGACGGAGGAACTTATACTTGCTGGAGCAGATATCGTTAAAGTGGGAATTGGCCCTGGTAGTGTTTGTACTACTCGTATTCAAACTGGGGTGGGATATCCGCAACTCTCCGCAGTTATCGAGTGCGCAGATGCAGCTCATGGTTTGGGCGGACATATTATTGCTGATGGCGGCTGCACTTGCCCTGGGGACGTGGCTAAAGCCTTTGCTGCTGGCGCTGACTTTGTAATGCTTGGTGGTATGCTTGCTGGACACGACGAAGGTGGCGGTGAAGTAATTACAAAATATTACGAAACAAACGAACTTAACTATGAAATGAGCAAGGCAACTGGCGGATTTGAGAAAGTTATAGAAACTAAAAAGTTTGTGCAATTCTACGGTATGAGTAGTGACGCAGCAAACACAAAGCATTTTGGTGGACTTAAAGATTATCGTTCATCAGAAGGCAGGGAAGTCTTAGTTCCTTACAGGGGCTCTGTTGGTATAACCATACAAGATTTAACCGGAGGACTAAGATCTACCTGTACATACGCAGGCGCTTTGAAGCTCAAGCAACTTAGCAAATGCACAACCTTTGTTCGTTGTACTCAGCAATTTAATGCTGTGTATGCGAACAATAATAAATAAAAACGGAACGCTGAAAAGGTTCCATATTAAATCTTGCTTAACAAGGAGAACGCAAAATGATTGTAAAACCAATTCGAGATAGAATTCTCGTTAAACCAGTCCCGGCAGACGAAAAGACTGCTAGTGGATTTTTTATTCCAGACGCTGCAAATGAAGGACCAGTACGTGGAACAGTTATTCACACTGGTGGCGGAAGAGTTGCCGAAGATGGTACAGTAGTAGCCTTAGTAATCACAGAAGGCGATGACATCATGTATCTCAAAGGTGCAGGTCAACCTGTTAAAGTTGACGATGAAGATCACATTATCTTAACAGAAGATCAAATTTTAGCAATTGTAGAATAAGGAGAAAACAATGACAGCAAAAGACGTAAAATTCGGCGCGGATGCCCGTGCATCATTAGTAACTGGTGTAAACACACTAGCAAATGCAGTTCGTGTAACATTAGGCCCTAAAGGCCGCAACGTAGTAATTCAGAAAGCCTATGGCGCTCCTGTAATTACCAAAGACGGTGTAAGTGTAGCAAAAGAAGTTGAACTAGAAGACGCACTAGAGAACATGGGTGCGCAAATGGTTAAAGAAGTAGCAAGTCGCACAGCAGATGATGCAGGCGATGGTACTACTACAGCAACCGTACTAGCACAAGGTATTGTTACAGAAGGCATGAAGTATGTAACAGCCGGAATGAATCCAATGGATATCAAACGTGGCATTGATAAAGCAGTAAGTTCGATTGTTGCAGAACTAAGCGTAATGTCTAAGCCTTGCGACACACAAACAGAAATTGCACAAGTAGGTTCAATCTCTGCAAACAGTGACACAACTATCGGCGGTATCATTGCAGAAGCGATGGAGCGTGTAGGCAAGAACGGTGTTATCACTGTTGAGTCAGGCAAAGGCTTAGAAGATGAACTTGATGTTGTAGAAGGTATGCGATTTGATCGTGGCTACTTGAGCCCATACTTTATTAACAACCAAGACCGTCAACTTGTAGAGATGGAAACTCCTTATGTATTGTTGGTAGATAAGAAAATTACTAACATTCGTGACATCCTTCCTGTACTAGAAGGCGCTGCTAAAGCAGGCAAGCCAATCCTTATTGTATCAGAAGACATCGAAGGCGAAGCACTAGCGACATTGGTTGTTAACAGTGCCCGTGGTGTTGTTAAGGCATGTGCAGTTAAAGCACCAGGCTTTGGCGAAAGACGCAAAGAGATGCTTAACGATCTTGCTATTCTAACTGGTGCAACTGTTGTATCAGATGACACAGGACTTACACTTGATAAAGTTACAGGTGAACACTTAGGTAGTGCAGAACGTGTTGAAGTAACTAAAGACCATACTACTGTTGTAAACGGTAGCGGATCAAAGGAAGCAATCGCAGAACGTATTAGTGTGATTGAAACACAAATTGAAGCAAGTGAGTCGCAGTATGATCGTGAAGGTCTTGAAGATCGTCTTTCTAAATTAGACGGCGGCGTTGCTGTAATTCGTGTTGGCGCTGCTACTGAAGTAGAAATGAAAGAGAAGAAGGATCGTATTGACGATGCACTTCATGCTACTCATGCAGCAGTTGAAGATGGCATTGTTGCAGGCGGAGGCGTTGCATTACTACGTGCAAAACAAAACGCAGGTATAATCACAGGATTAAACGCAGATCAAGATGCAGGTATTGCAATTGTAATGGCTGCAATTGAATCACCACTACGTCAAATCACTTCAAACGCAGGTGATAGTTCTGATGTAGTAGTGGCTAACATCTTAGCTGGTACAGGTGACTTTGGTTATAATGCAGCAACAGGTGAATATGGTGACATGATTGAATTGGGTATCATCGACCCAACTAAAGTTACCAAAACAGCATTAGTAAATGCAGCAAGTATTGCAAGTCTATTGTTAACTTCAGAGTGTACAATTACTGAAGTTCCGCAAAAAGATGCTGGCAATGCTCCGCAAATGCCGATGATGTAAATAATCGATGATAAATAATTGTGTGGCGCCGAAAGGGTCACACAATTTAATCTTGCTTTTTTAAAGGAGAAAACAAATGACAAGACTAACAACTTTAGACCTACCTAACTTCCACAGAGCTACAATCGGCTTTGATAGACTATTTAATGATCTTGAAAGACAGTTCGCTAACAGTCCAAACGGAAATGGTTATCCCCCATATAACATTGCACAAATTAACGACGACGAGTATATGATCTCAGTCGCTGTTGCTGGCTTTGGTATGGACAATCTTGATATTACAAAGGACGGCAAAGTCCTGCGTATTGAAGGTACTGCTCCTAAAGGAGATGAACATGTAAACTACCTACACAAAGGTATCGGCGGACGTAACTTCCGCAGAGAGTTTACACTTGCTGATCACGTCGAGGTAGTAAACGCTGGACTCGAACTAGGTATGCTTAACATACACCTAAAGCGTGAACTTCCAGAAGAACTACAACCAAAGACGATTAAAATCACAGATTGGAATGGTCATGTGACAGAAGCAATTGACGCAGACAGCAAGTAAGCAGTCT